GGCGTTCAGGACGAAGTACGGTACATGGGCCCGGACGCCGAAGTTGAACTCCACCAGCGGCCGGATGAGGTCCCGGCGCACCGTCTCCATCACCGCCTTGCAGTCCGCCTCCGTCAGGTCCTTCCTCACATCGTTATGGGTCTTGGACTGGGCGTAGGAACCGCCGGAATCCGATGTCAGGGTCTGCCCCACGATGGCCTTGCTCATCTGTTCATCACAGAACCGGGCCAGCCTTTCATAGATATCCACGCTGGACTGCTTGTTGGATTCGATAAACCTGATGTCAGTCCCGGACGGCACGATACCCGCGGCATCCGTCCCCATCCTTACGATGGCATCCATCAGGGCTGCCTTATCCTTTTCACTGGCCGTTGCGTCATAGGTCCCCAGCCGCAGGGGCATCCCGTAGACCTCGCAGAAACTGACCCAGTCCTTCAGGTCATAGTTTTTAAACAGGTACATCCAGGCCACCACCCGCAGAACGCCATACCGGGAAGGGTGGCCGGAACGCGCCTTGTACCGGTGGACGATGAACTTGTTTTCCGGAAGGGGTATCCCTCCCGGGAACGCCTCCGTCCGGAGCATGAGCGCATCGGTCAGGGTGTCATAATAAAACTTTTTCTGGTGGACGTACTCAATATTTCCCACCACCACGTGGCCGTCCCTGTATTCCCACTCAATTTCCTGGAAACTGATGCCCTTTCCGATGGCATCCAGGATGTCCATGAGGTTGTCGCTGAATCCGTCCAGCTCCTTCAGCTGTTCCTCCACAAAAGCCGCTATCTCCTGGTCTGTTTCAT